AAAATTAGTAAAAGCAAGGAAGCAATAGATAATATAAAAGTAGCTTTAGTTGCTCTTGCTGGTGCTTTCGCAGCTTTAAAAGTCATTAATGGAATTGTTAAGGCGATTGAACTTTATAATAACATAGTTAAAATTGGAACAGCTATACAAACTGCTTTCAATGCTATAATGGCTATGAATCCATTCGTGGCTCTTGGCGTAGCAATCGCAGCCATTGTTGCTGGTTTAGTTTATTTCTTCACTCAAACCGAAACAGGTAAAAAGGCTTGGGCTAGTTTTGTAGGCTTCTTACAGAGTGCATGGGACAAAGTAGTTAAGTTCTTTAGCGGTATTGGTCAATGGTTTGCTGATATATGGAACGGAGCAGTTGACGGAGCTAAAGGCATTTGGCAAGGCTTAGTCGATTGGTTCAGTGGAATTGTACAAGGTATTAAAGATATTTGGGACAGAATAAAAACATTCTTTACTACCTTATGGACAAATGTTGTTACTGGTATTCAAACGGCATGGGCTGGAGTTACAGGTTTCTTCACAGGGCTATTTAATGGTGTTAAAAATGTTGTAGTAAATGTCTTTAATGCAATTGGCGGTTTTGCTGGGAAAGCTTGGGAATTCATTAAGTCAATATGGAATACTGTTATAAACTTCTACGCCGGAATATTTAATGGTGTTAAAAATGTTGTAGCAAATGTCTTTAGTGCTCTTGGTAAATTTGCTTCAAATGCTTGGAATTCAATAAAAAATGTATTTAGTGGTATTGGCGGCTTCTTTAGTAGAGTATTTGACGGTGCTAAAAATATAGTTAGCGGAGTATTCGACGCTCTTGGCGGCTTTGCTTCAAATGCTTGGAACTCAATAAAAAATGTATTTAACGGAGTCAGTAGCTTCTTTGGTGATATATTCAATGGTGCTAAAAATATAGTTAGCGGAGTATTCGACGCTTTTGGAAATATTGCTGGGAAAGCTTGGGAATTTATTAAATCAATATGGAATACTGTTATAAGTTTCTACGCCGGAATATTTAATAGTGTTAGAAATACCGTAGCAAATGTCTTTAACGCTCTTGGTAAATTTGCCTCTAATGCTTGGAACTCAATAAAAAATGTATTTAACGGAGTCGGCAACTTCTTTAGTGGTATATTCAACTCTGTAAAAGGAGTTGTATCATCAGCATTCAGTGCTATCGGTAGCTTTGCTGGGAAAGCTTGGGAATTTATTAAATCAATATGGAATACTGTTATAAGTTTCTATGCTGGCATATTTGATGCTGTTAGAAATACCGTAGCAAATGTCTTTAGTGCACTAGGTAACTTTGCTGGGAATGCTTGGAATTCAATAAAAAATGTATTTAACGGAGTCGGTAACTTCTTTAGTGATATATTCAATGGTGCTAAAAATATAGTTAGCGGAGTATTCGACGCTTTTGGAAATATTGCTTCAAAAGCTTGGGAATTTATTAAGTCAATATGGAATACTGTCATAAGTTTCTATGCTGGAATATTTAATGGTGTTAGAAATACCGTAGCAAACGTCTTTAGTGCACTAGGTAAATTTGCCTCAAATGCTTGGAACTCAATAAAAAATGTATTTAACGGAGTTGGTAGCTTCTTTAGTAGAGTATTTGACGGTGCTAAAAATATTGTAGCAAATGTCTTTAGTGCTATCGGTAGCTTTGCTGGGAAAGCTTGGGAATTTATTAAGTCAATATGGAATACTGTCATAAGTTTCTATGCTGGAATATTTGATGCTGTTAGAAATACCGTAGCAAATGTCTTTAGTGCTCTTGGTAACTTTGCTGGGAATGCTTGGAACTCAATAAAAAATGTATTTAGTGGTATTGGCGGCTTCTTTAGTAATATATTCAATGGTGCTAAAAATACCGTAGCAAATGTCTTTAGTGCACTAGGTAACTTCGCTTCAAATGCTTGGAATTCAATAAAAAATGTATTTAGTGGAGTCGGTACCTTCTTTAGTGATATATTCAATGGTGCTAAAAATATAGTTAGCGGAGTATTCAGTGCTATCGGTAACTTTGCTTCAAATGCTTGGGAATTCATTAAGTCAATATGGAATACTGTCATAAGTTTCTATGCTGGAATATTTGATGCTGTTAGAAATACTGTGGCAAATGTCTTTAACGCTCTTGGTAAATTTGCTTCAAATGCTTGGAACTCAATAAAAAATGTATTTAACGGAGTTGGTAACTTCTTTAGTGATATGTTCAATGGTGCTAAAAATATAGTTAGCGGAGCATTCAGTGCACTAGGTAACTTTGCTTCAAATGCTTGGAACTCAATAAAAAATGCATTTAACGGAGTCGGTAAATTCTTTAGTAGAGTATTTGACGGTGCTAAAAATATAGTTAGCGGAATATTCGACGGTTTTGGAAATATTGCCTCTAATGCTTACAACTCAATAAAAAATGTATTTAATGGTATTGGCGGCTTCTTTAGTGATATATTTGGAGGAGTAAAAAATACAATAGATAACGTTCTAGGTGGTGTAGAAAATACAATTAAAAACATAAAAGGAGCTATTAATGGGATTGCAGGTAAACTTGGCGGACTGTTCAAAGGTTCTATGGTAGTAGGCTTAACAGATGTCAATCTATCTTCTAGCGGGTACGGTTTAAGTACGAACAGCGTATCAAGCGACAATAGAACGTATAACACATTCAACGTACAAGGTGGGGCTGGCCAAGATGTTTCTAACTTAGCACGAGCAATCAGACGAGAATTTGAACTAGGGAGGGCTTAATGGTAAGACAGTACAAAATACATACCAATTTAGACGGAACAGATGATAAAGTTTGGGACGTTACAAATGGAAAAGTTAGATTTTACCAGCCCTCTAATTTAGGGTTACAATCAACTAATAATATTTGGCAAAGTAATGGTATTGGAGTAATGGGAACACGCTCGATTACTCAACCTCAAATAGAGTTTAAGCTAGAAACATTTGGCGAAAGTTTGGACGAAAACTATCAACTAATGAAAGACTTCATAAACGATATTCTTAAACAAAAATTCGTTACACTTGAATATCAAACAGAAATTTTTCAGGTATATGCTGATTTAGCTTTAGCAGAAGTTACTAAAACAGAGGGTTACGGCAAAAATGGAACTTTCAGCGAAAAGATAACTTTTGATATAATTACAAAGTGGTACACTTACGAAAATCTAACTTTTGACAAAATTCAAAATGGTGAAGTTATCGCTGGTAAGTCTAAAATTTATGGTGGAACAGCACCAGGAAACTATAAATATGTCAAAGGAACTTCTTACACTTATTATGGAGAAAGCAATATAGACCGTTTAAGTCGTTGGGATATAAAAGATGAAATATTTAGTTTTATGGGAATATTATATCCGCAACGTCCTAAAACACCTGCTGGAGTTAGATTTTTAGACGATACTGGAAATGAATACACTGCGATTGTATTTAAGACGGAACAGTTACAAAACTATATTTTAATCAATACAGATGTAAATGATGAAGTTTATCAAGGCTGGAACGGTACGACTTCATTAAATTTATTCCCTGTAATGGACTTTGAACGATATAGAACACGTATAATCGAACACGGTCAAATGGAGTTAATCAACCTTACCAAGGCGGAATTTAAAATTAAGAGAAAGGCGGATTTCATTTAATGTTAGAGGCTAATGTTTATGATAACTTTAATCCGAACTATTATAATATATCTGATTTTAATTTTCCTAACGGTAAAAAGGACAAAAGAGGGCTACCCATACCAAAAGCAAGATGTCAAGTTATTAACTATGAGTTATGGGAAACAGGTTATCTTTACACTTCGTCAGCTACATTGACGGTTTCGGTAGAAGTTGGGGATATTGTTCAAATTCTTTTTCCTGAAGTTGTTCCAATTGAGGAGACGCTAGGTAAAAAAAGAAACTTAAACTTAGATATGGTTTATCTTGTGACAAGCGTAGATGAAAGCAATAAAGTCACGCTAAAGAACTATTTTTGGGCAATGATTGAAAGCCTAGATGTTCCTAATGCAATAACTAAAACGACAAACTTTGCTATCATTGATTATCTAATTGACCCTAATAAAAATAATTTAATGAGTTATGGTTATTTCTTTAATTCAAGTATTTTCGCCGGAAAGGCTACAATTAACCGAAAAGCGGAAACTTCATCAGCTCATGACGTAGCCAAAAGGATATTTTCTAAGGTTCAATTTCAACCGACAACAACTATTCAACACGCTTCGTCTGAAATAGACCCTAGAAACTTATTATTCATTAACTTCGCCTCTAGGAGCTGGAATAGAAATAGAATCACGACAAGGGTAGATATTAAGCAAAGCGTATCAATGGACACGGAGACAATAGTAGAACGTTCAGCTTATAATTTTGCTGTTGTGTTCATTAAGAATAAGGCAACAGATGACTATACAGACCCTCCTAAAATGTATACAGCCAAAAATAACGGCGATGTCATTGATTATAGCACTTATCATGGAGACGGAACAGACTTGCCAGATGTAAGGACAGCAAAAACATTATTTTATGACAGAGATGACCACGGAAACCCTCCAGACATATCTACTATCAAAGCAGAAATTTCTCCCTCTACTATCGTCACGAGGTTAATATTTAATCAAAACGAACTTTTGCCTTTGTATGTTAATGACTTAGTAGATATATGGTACGAAGGTAAACTGTATTCAGGTTACATAGCAGATAGAGTTAAAACAGAGTTCAATGATAGACTTATTTTTGTAGAAAGTGGAGACAAGCCGAATGTTATATGAGTATGTAGCCACTTATGGCGACAAATATAGAATAGATAGCTTTAAAGGGTATAGAGAGCTACGTAAAGACCACTTAGAACTTTTATCTGGTAAAGTATACTATAATAGCGAAAACACGCTTAGAATTGAAACTACACTCTTGTATGAAGTTGGTCAATTTGTATCAATTGGTGGTTATCCGTATGGCGGTAGAAAATTTAGATTATTAGAACTTTCAATTACTGATAACCCAGTTTTAGATAAAGCGAAGATAATTTCAAGAAAGGTAAAAAATGACAATTAAAAACTTCACATTCTTTAGTCCAAATAGTACAGAGTTTCCAGTAGGTTCAAATAATGACGCTAAACTCTACATGATGTTATCAGGAATGGACTACACAACGTTCAGGCGTACCGACTGGAGTTCTCCTGTTAATACAGCCTTAAACGTTCAATATGTTAATACTTCTTTCATTGTGGCTGGTCGTTACTTTGAATTGATTAATGAGACCGTAGCCCTTAAGGCTGACTCGTTAAACTATATTCACATTAATATCGATTTGACGAAAACGACAGCACCGGTTAGCGTATCTTGCGAAACAGCAGATAACAGTAATAAAATTGACTTGAACAATGCCTCTGGGGTTTATAAACGTGTCGTAGACATCATTACAACTAATGGTCTGGGAGTGACGAACCGTGTAACACCTACTCAAAAAACAACTGTGGGAGATTTAACTTCTAACAGTCTTAGAACAGGCGATTTAGAATTCACTGGAAACTTAAAAACTCCAGCGAAAAGAATTCTTTTTTCTGGTGCTTCGTTGTTACTTGACGGAGATGTCGTCAATGTTTCTAAAAATATATCAGACTGCGCTAATGGTTGGATTCTTCACTTCACAGAGTTTAAATCACGTATGAACGGAAATACAAAAAACTCACTTAATCAGTGGTTCTTTATTCCTAAAGAATCAGTACAGTTAGCTGATGTAGGGCATTCTTTCGCTCTTGCTAATTCTGCTGGCGGTGTTGCAACTAAATTTGCATATTTGCAAGGTAATCGAATCACAGGTCATGGGGTAAACAATAACACATCTTCAAAACAATTCTCACTACAACACGTATTGGAATATTGATAAATATAATTTAGAAAGCAAAATAAAATGGTAACTAGAATGATTTTAATAACTATCTTAATTTTGGCGATTTTATTCGCTACGTGGGTCAAAGATAGAGAAAAGATGAACCCACCTTTCAAACGTAGACTTGTGATTGATTTGACGGTAGTCTTCGCGCTATGGGTTTTATATGCAGTCTTTTACTTTACACAAACACCCTCAACTTCTGATATCGCTAAAACTGTAATTAATGTAGGTTTGCTATACTTTGTAGGACAGTTTGTTTATTTAATCGCAAAAATTAGCCCTATGTTTGACGGTTTGGTTAAACTCATTAAAAAGAGTGGCGTGAATATTCCTGAGGCGGATGAAGAACAAACGGAGGATAAAAAAGAATGAATATAACTAACGCTGGTGTACGTGGTTATAATCCTACTGGGGTTGTAATTCATAATGACGCTGGTTCAAACGGTGCTAACGCTGGCTTCTACAACAACTGGTTACCTAATCATAACCCTGAAAATGGCTTTGCTCATGTTTATATTGGAAATGACGGACGATTACAGGCTTCTGACTTCTCT